GGCAGGTGATCCAGTCGAGACAACAATTGTGCGCCCCTCGCTTTTCTACGATGCCCGTTGGTACGAAGTGTTGATGGTTACTCAACGAGAGCCGTAGCGGGAACTACGGCTCTCACAACTCAAGTTTACTAGCGGTTCATCCAATGGCTAGGACGGGGAGCCTCGAAGCGCCCTGAATGGGAGTTGGAATCTCCCACCGCTATCCACACATATGACCCCCCGCCATGACACGCCGCCTTCTAATCCTCATGGCAACCGTAGTGTCCCCATCTAAGATCCCCGTGGATGAAGCAAGCCTGAACGCCTTCGCCTCACAGTTCAACGCCTACATCATGCAGTTGCAGAGCGGGGTAGTTGACACAAAGCAGTGGGAACGGGTCGTCCGGGCGTGGCGAAGGATGACTGATGTTTAAGGCCGGGGACGCACGGGATTCGATGACCCTGGCGACTCGCAATCTCGCCAAGGGACGCATCCTCGAAAAGTGGTCCATCGACCGCCCGCCCGTCAAGGGGATCGAATTTGATGAGTGGGTGGACGCCGAAGCCGCTGAGCTTTGCGTCAAGCGCGACTTCATCCTGAAGGCGCTGGACGAGGGCGCAGAGAGTTTCATCCACGCCGCGAACGTGGCGATGATGCCCGCCGCGCAACGGATCGCCAATCTCTACGGAGCGACGTTGGAGAAGGCGATGATTACCCTCCGGGACGGCATGGACGCCGTTCGGGTCCACGTCACCAAGGACGGTACGCCGATTGAGGTAGCCGACACGCCCTCTCGGATCGCAGCCGTCAAGGAAGTCCTCAAGGTCCACGGGGCCTACGCGCCGGAGAAGACCGAGATTTACTCGCAGACTCTGAATGTTACCGCAACCATCGACCAACTCCGAGAAGAGTCTGAGTTCATCCAGCGCGAGTTACAGAGAATCGGCAGAGGAAAGGCGACTGCTGCAACGGCAGCAGGAGATCAACCTCCAGTTGAAGTGCCAACTGGCGTTGAAGGACAAGTACTTCTGGTTGACGCAATGCACGGAGACGGAAGACAACCAGGACAGCCTGAATCCGTACAAACCGTTCCCGCAGCGGAACTACATGAAGCCGCTGCTAGACCTGCTCGACGCCGAGCCCGTCGTTCTGATTGAAAAGTCTCGCACGATGATGGCGAGTTGGCTGGCGGCGGGATGGTGCGCTCACCACTGCTTCAATAATCCAGCACAGACGGTGCTGTTTCAGTCTCAGGATGAGGACCGCGCAGTCAACTTGGTTCGATATGTCAAGTGCCTGTGGCGTCGGTCGCTCCCCCAGTTGAAGAAGTACTGGGCTGTCAAGCAGGACGTTGACAAGCAGGCGTACAACACATTCCAATTGGCGAACGGTTCGCAGTTCATTGGCGTAGTCGGTGATCCGAACAAGGTGCGCTCGCTTCACCCATCGGTCTACGTCTGCGATGAGGCGGCGTTCATGGTTCAGTTCGAGGAAGCGTGGTCGGTTGTGGCTGGTACGCGAGTTCCTAAGATGATTGCTCTATCGTCCGTGGCCCCCGGCGCGTACTGGTCGCTGACGAACGAAGGATCGAAGTGGGTGGACTGGATTGCCTAGCGTCACCGGGATAGTGGACCCAGTGTTTGAGGGGCTCGTGGTTAAGACGCCCTGCTACGGCATGGCTCTCCGGCGCAACGCATCGGGCCACGCTGTCGTCCGCTTGCACGTCTCAGCCGATCAGGAGATGACGGTTGAGCGCCTCGCTGAGATCCGCAAGACGTTCCCCACTGAGGCGTCCTACAAGCAGGAAGTGGAGATGGAAGCGTTCGCCAAGAGCGGCGCTCTCGTCTATCCAGAGTTCGATGTCTCGATCCACACCATCGCGGACGAGGAAGTTCCGAGGCTCCTGACCCGGTACATGATCCTCGACCCGCACATTCGGACCCCGCACTTCGCGCTGTGGATTGGGGTAGACCGGATGGGCGACTGGTGGGCCTACCGGGAAATGTGGCCGTCTGCCGAGTGCGGCGAGACGCGGCGCAGTAAGTTCGCTGATGACGACCCGCAGTACACGGTCAAGGAATACGCGGAAGTCTACGCCAAGTTGGAAGGCAACGAGATTGAGTTCCGAGACCTTGGCACGGTAAGCGAATCGGGGACGTACCGCCAGAAGAACGGCGGGGAAAATATCGTCTATCGGCTCATGGATCAAGCTGGGAAGGGCTTCAAGGTAAGCGCCGAGGGCACCCCGCTTGAGACGATCTCATCCCGGTTCAACGACTACGGGATGTACTTCGATGACCCGTACAAGATCCACCAGGCTGGCGAGGATGCGATCCGATCCCTGTTGAAACCGCGCATCGTGCAAGGGCGCATCTGGTCGCAATTGCACATAGCCAAGTCCTGTCGGGAACTTATATGGGAAATGCTCAACCTCAGATATGAGGTGACGCGGGGCGACCTGAACATCAAGGAACTCAAGCAGGACGCCCAGAAGGTTCGTTCCCACGGGATTGACTGTATGCGGTACGCCGCCTGTAGCGAGTTGAGTTATATCGAGCGACTCAGGAGTTAGCACCATGACCGAGAGCACCCCATCCAGACCGCAGGTGACGATCAAGTCGGACACCACCATCGTCCTGAAAACCAACAAGGGCGCTGACACCGCCGTAACGGTCGCCGCCGACAAGAGCGTGACGCTCGCCGGGGCGGCTACGGTAACGGGCGCTCTGACGGCGACTGGTGGCGTGGTGGGCGCGGTCACGGGCACGATCACCGATGCCAACGGGAACGAGATTCTCAAGAGCGCGGCTGCTGCCTCGGCGGTCAATGAACTGACGATCACCAATGCGGCGGCGGGCGCGGCTGTCCAACTTGCCACGACTGGCGGGGACACGAGCATCGACTTCCAGTTGATCGCCAAGGGTACCGAAGGGAACATTCTGATTGGCGGGTACGGCGGCGTTGCTGCCACTGCGGGAGCCGCCACTGGCGCATCTCAGCGCGGGTATGTCACGTCAGAGACGCTGACCACGGCGGCTGCTGGAACGTACACGTTGACGCTGACCAACCCGCACGTCAAGGCTAACTCGTTCATCCTCGCGGGTGTCGAGGACGGGACCAACACGCAGGGCAAGTTGACCATCGGCAAGACCAAGGCGGTCGCGGGAACGGCGACTATCGAGGTCCACAACATACACGCATCGCAGGCGCTTAACGGGACCATCGTGATTTCCTACGCCATCCTGTAATGTCAGTTCTCCTCTTCACCCCAGTTCGGCAAGACGCCGCTACCTTTGCTGAGGTACTGAAGTCGCACCGGGCGCTGAGGGGTGTGATATGTCGCGTTTACATTGACGACAACGACGACCCGGAAACAAGCGCGTTGCTTGAGGCTGAGCGCGGCGAAAACGACAATGTGATGGTCGCCAAGTTCGACGGAGATTCGCAGTACGCGAATCACGAATGGAAGTCCGAGTGCTTGTCTCGGATAGCGGCGATCAGGAACTACGGGATCAAGTTCGCCAATATCGGATCGCACCTGTTCTCTACCGATGCCGACGTGGTTCTCCACCCCGACACGGTGGTTCACCTCCAGTCGTTGAACGCCGACATCGCCACGGAAGTCTACTGGAGCCAGTGGCAACCCGGACAACCGTGGATGCCGCAGGTTTGGGACTACCACCCATACGGGTTTGAAAGCTCGGAAAGCGTGCTCCGTCTCCGCGAGAAGGGTACGTTCCCGGTACGAGGGGGTGGGGCGTGTACGTTGATCGACCGCCGCGTGATCGTAGCGAATGAGCCGCGACACGGTGGGGTCAACTACTCCCCCATCCCCTCCCTCTCTCGGTTGATGCAGGGCGAGGATCGTTGGTTCTGCATCCGCGCTGAAGCGGCGGGATTCACGCACGTTGCCGACACGCACTATCCGGCGTTCCATGTGTACCGCAAGGAGCAACTGGACGAGGCGAAGTTGTGGTACGCGAACGGGGCGCATCCGGGGTATTGGCGCAAACGGTATTTGAACGAAGGTTGGGAAACTGCGATCAGAAAGGCGGTGAAGTGATGGGACCAATGGGCAGGAAATCTTCAGTGATCGGAGGCGGTGACGGTCTTGGTGTATATCAGCGTAGACCTTACCAGGAAGGGCGTCCGCTATTGGGCGACCGTCCGATCACGGACGCCGCAAACGAAGAGTTTCAGAGAAGCGCGATGGAGTACGCCAAGAGAAAGGGAATCCCAGTGGACGACTTTTTCAAGTTTCTTGCGACGTACACTATCCCGGCTCCTAGCGACAAAGACCTGACGCACACTCCTCCGATCAAGCCTGGGATGGAAGTTCCAGAGTATGAGCCAACCGCTATTTGGAGCCCCCTCGGTGGAGACACCATCCAGCCCGTTGGGCGTAGTTCCTACTACAAGAAATAACCATCGTCGGCGATACGAAAGGCACTTAAATGATACAGGGCGGATGGGATCAAAACATCGGGCAGCAGCAGGCGTGGGGCCAGAAACCGCGTACCAATCAGCCGCAGGCAGCGGGCGTGATCGGCGCGGGCGACGGCTACGGTCGTCAGCCGAAGCCTGGGCGATTTGACAACTTCCCGAAGCCGCAGCCGGGGCCGATGCCAGTCAAGCCCAACCCGCTTCAACCGGAGTTCCCGGCACCTGGACTTCCCGTGCCGAACCCGACGCCTCAGCCGATGCAAGCCCAACCCGACGCTCTCGACAGCATGACGCAGGGCGAACCGATGCAGTCCAACCTAGTCGGAATGGAAGACCCCCGCCTTCTCGAAGAACTTCGCCGCCAGCAGATGCTTTCAATGTATCGCGGCCAGTAGGCCAGAACCATGCCAACGGATACCAGTCTTCAAATCGACGTAGTTCAGCGTAAAACCCGCAGCCGGGAGTGGCTTGACGCCAACTACTACCCCCAGTTTGCGGAGGTCTACCAGAACTATCTCTGCGAGGTTGACCCAGAAGTTGACCCCAACGACCCGACGAAGATTGACACGTCCCAGACCGCCCTCGGTATGCCCGACACCTACGGGTGGATCAATAGGCAGAGTGCCAGGTTAACGGCACAGATCCCGAACCTTCGCCACCGTTCCGATAACCCACTGGAGTCGGAACTTATCAGCCGCACTGAAATGTACCAGTGGGACCGCGACCGGATGCAGCGCGGTCAGAAGAAGCACATCCGACAAGCCGCTATCTTCGGTTGGTCCGTCAAGGCTTGGTCGTGGAAGGCGGAGAAGTTCAAGCGCCGCAAGCGGGTCAACATCCTCGACCCGAACATCACGCCGTCCCAGATGGCTGCGGTGATCGACTTTCACCTGCCGAAGTTGCAGGAGGCCGCTCCGATTCAGGACGTTCAGCAGGTCATGACGATGCTGAGCGACCCTGCGGTTGGCCCGCAACTCAAGCCAGCGCTAGCGAAGATGCTCGCTGGTCCCAACGGACTGATCCCCGTGGAGTACGAGTACAAGGGCTACGAGGGTCCGCACAGCGATGTTCTGTTCGTCGGTGACTGCTACCCCGAACCGATGTTTCAGTCCATCCAAGAGAGCGGCTGGTTCATCGTGGAGCGCCGCCGCAATCGCCAGTGGCTTGAAGATGCCGCCGCCGCGTTCCCTGAGTTGGCCGATGGCATCAAGAAAGTATTTGAAGCCAATCCCAACGGAACACCCGCCTACGCAATGGGCGGGACGCTTTCAAAGTCTGGGCTGCGCGAACGGCTCATGGCTGCTGTGGGACTGTCGCAGTCCTACTACGGCTCCGGCGCTACAACCGACACCGGACTGTGGACGATATCGGAGATGCACACGGGTGGGCGGAAGTCTTCCATCACCTACGTCTCCAACGACACACACTTGATCGGGACGATCCCCTACCCCTACGACCTTGACGGGTGGATGGCCTTCACCGAACTCACCCTGATCGACAACCTGCTGTGCGGCTTGGGTGACTCCACGGCGCGGGTCATGCGCGGAATCCAAGGACTCCGTAACAAACTGGCATCGCAGAAGGCTGATCTGGTCGATTCGATCTCTAACCCGCTCATATTCACTTCAGACCGGAACCTCTACGAGAATCCTGGGCAGGTGAAGCGAAGTGGCAGG